GCAATGGCTTGTTGAAAAAACAGGTATACCGTTTGAATACAAAGAAGAACTTGATGAAGAACTTGAACCTGTAAATAAAGAACAAATAGATGGAGAACTTAATCAAAATTTAAATAATAAAATTAATATTGATAAAGAATTAAAAGATAATTTTAATTTTGCTGATGATGTTGAAATTATAATAGAACAACAACCACGACAAGAGAATGAATTGGAGAAAAAATATAATTTAGCAAGTTGGAATAATGCTTTAGATGAATATAAACAAATATTTATTAAAGAGATGAAAAGTGAATTACAATTCCAGATTGATAGGATAAAAAGATATTTGATTAAAAATCTTAATGCAACTAATTATATGCAAATTGTCAATGATATAGAAATAAAGAAGTCTCCTATTAAAAAAATATTTAGTAATTATTTAAATTCTGTTTATGAATATGTGATGAGAAATTTTCAAAACACTGAATGGCAATTTAGTGAAATTGATACTTTTATAGGATTTAGGATTAATGTTGTTGCTGGTAAACTGGTTAGTGATTTAGAATCATCTATAAAATTACAGATAAGTAATGATATGGCAGCAAGTAAAGCACAAGTAGAGATATTAGATAGGATAGGTAATACTACATTGGAATCTTTTTTAACTTCACGGATGCCAGTAATAGCAGAGACTGAAATTGGATTTGTATTAAATAAAAGTGTTGATTTTTATATTAAACAAAATTTGCAAGCTGTTAAAAAGGGTATAATTGATGAAATGAAAAAAATTGAACGTGTGCGGTATAGTGCAATACTTGATGGCAGAGTTTGTCCATTTTGTAATAAAATGGATGGGACAGTAGTTGAAGTTGGTAGTGCTGTTTATTATCGGTTTAGTCCGCCTATACATTATAATTGTAGATGTGTATGGTTACCGATTACTACTGAAGAAATAATAAATCCACGTTATGAATACACTGATTTAACAAAAAATGAAAAAGGACGTACTATTAGTGTTGATGATATTATGCGTAAATTAGGGAAAGATAGTGAATTAAAAACTTTTAGTGATTTGGAGATATAATTATGCCTATACCAAAACCATATAAAGATGAACTACATGATGAATTTATAAAACGTTGTGTGAGTGATGATATTATGGTAAAAGAATATAAAGATACGAAACAACGTTATGCGGTATGCCAAACAAGTTGGGATAATAAGAAAAAGCTAAGTGAAGAATTGTTGGCTGAGTTTGAACCACCTGATGCTGGTAATGCACCGCAAATAGTTAAGGATATTTTAAAAGAGGCTTATACAAGTTGCCGATTAGATTGGGTTGATAAATATCCCGATGATAAAGAAAATGCTGATAATAAAACTAAGTGTGCTAAAATTGCTTGGGCTGCTGTAGAAAATGCTGGTTGGTATAAGGATAATAATAATGTATGGAAAAAGAAAGTGAAAATGGCTGAGATACAAGAAATTATTGGTGAGGATTATGTGGAATTAGATGATATTGAAATATTAAATGTATATCCTAATAGCCATAATATTAAATTCACAAAAAATGATTTGATAGAATTGAAAAATAATTTTGATAAATTAAAAACAGATGGTGAATTACTACCTATTATTAAAATAAGTCATTCCGACCAACAAATGATTTTGAAAAAATTATTTGATATTGATGAGATAGATAGTTGGGAAGAGTTACCTTTATTAGGTGTTGTTGATGATGTACAATTGAGTAAAGATGGTAATTCTTTAAGAGCTAAGATTGCAAGAATACCAGCAAAATTTAAAGACGTATTTGGAAAGATGTTTAAAGCTGTATCGCCAGAGATTGTTTTTAATTGGCGTGGTACAGGACAAAAAGTTTTACGTGCCGTTGCATTAACAAATATGCCATCACAAAAGCACATCACGGATGTTGCACTAAGCGAAGGTCTTAGTTGTGGTGACATAATAATAATAGATGATGAGGTAAAAATCATGGGTGATGTAAAAGACGTTAAAGATGGGAAAGATGTAAAATTTGATGAGACTTTTATTGAAAAATTGGCTGATAAAATATTTGGTGTTTTTTCTAAAAAAGAAATTGCACCAGATCCATCTAATGGTGAGAAGTCAAATCAAAATTCTAATTCATCTAATAATAAGGATGCTGTGTTACTATCTTTAGCACAGTACAATGAGATTAAAAATGAAATGAACGAACTAAAGAAAAAGTTGCTTGAAAAAGATGAGCAGCAGAAAAACTTTAGTGAGTCCATTATCAAAATGAGGGAGCAAGCCAGAATTGAGAAAGCTGAAGCTGTATGTAGTAAGGCTCTTAATGACGGCGTGCCCAAAGTGGTGATTGATAAGCTAAAACCATTATTGATGTCTGATATTGGTGAACACAAAATTAAACTCAGCAAAGTGGTTGATGATAAAACTATTGAAGCTGAAGTTAATGTGTTCGAGCTTGTAAAAGATTTCTTTACTAATTATCCTGGCCAGAAAATCGATATGTCCGAAAAGACAGTAACTGAATTGTCAGCACCGTCAGAAGACAAGATGAAATTAGTCAGGGCTAAGGCTCAGGAATATGTGAAGTCAGGGTTATCTGAACACGAAGCCTTGATGAAAGCAGGCCAGGAAATTTTGAAATAGCGAGGTGGAAAAATGGCTTATACAAGCGGATTAACAGAGCAAAAAGACCTGTTGAAAATACAGGCATATGCCGAAGAGGCGATTGATGCGTATAGAATAGTGACTGGCGGAACTGCAACCGATGGGGTTGTGCTTGCTGATGATAGTAGTGTATTCCCATTAGGGATAAGCGGCGATGCTGGTGAAGTAGGGAAAGATGCCTATGCAAGCGGTGATGCTGTGGCGGTGCGATATAGTGGAATAGCATATTGCAAGATGACAGGTTCAGGAAACAGATTTGCACTGGTTATTGCAGGAACTAATGGAGTTGGGAAAGCACGCACGGTAGAAACTGGCTGGTGTGTTGGCATTGCAACAAAGAATTGGTCTGATGGTGAGATAATCCCAGTGATTATTCACCAGGTCTATATTGAAGGCGCAGGGTCATAAGGTAGGAGGTGAAAAATTATGAAAGGTGTGACAAGATACGACGATTATTTAACCAATTTATCGTTAGCATATCCCCGGGGCAATTTAATAGGTGAGATAATAGCACCTATTGTGCCTGTCGATTTTTTCAGCAATAAAGTGTTCGTCGATGCTGATGATGCGATTATGCAGGTGAATGACTTAGCGGAAGCTGTGCCTTCCAATACTGTCGATAGCGAAGTTGGCACACCATACAGTTACAGAACTACCAGGAAAGCCTTGAATGAAGTTATCCTGGACAAGGAACTAAGGAATGCAGAGCAAGTCGTAAGAGCAGAACAGAGAGTGACTAACAAATTGACTAACAGACTGTTACTGAAACACGAAATGCGAGTTGCATCGATAGTCACCAACAGTAGCATAGTGACACAGTACACCGATTTATCGGCAACAGGGCACAAAAATATCGATGAGACAGGCGGAAGCGATGAGCTGGAAAATGATATACAGCTTGCCGTAAAAACGATATACAACAACACAGGTGCAACAGCCAACACAATAGTCATACCATTTGAAGCCGCACTTGCGGTTGCTAATTTAGGGTTCGTTAAGGAAACATTAAAATATCAATATGGAATGGAAATTGTAACGGCTGGTTTTCAGGGGCAAGTGATGGCTCTTGTCGGACTGCCACCGATTATTAAGGGATTGAGAGTGCTTATTAGCAACGGAAGAGTGGCAACTTATAACAAGGGCAAATCGGCGTCTGTCGGAAATCCTTATGGTAACAATATTCTGATAGGGTATGTCCCAGACAATCCTGGAATTGACAGTATGTTTGGAATACTCACAATGGAATATGATAGCCGAAAAGTCTATAAGGAAAGACAGACAGACCCAGCTGGAACTAAGGTTGTCGTCGAATGGGATTATGACATATTAAGAGCAGAGATGAAATGCTGGTATATGTTAAAGAATGTCCTTTCGGCTTAGGCGAGTAGGTTGGTGATAGGGCGATAGAGAGTACGGCTGGGCAGTTGAAGATGGAAGGTCAAAAGCTATGCAATGTAGCATTGGATACTGTCCAGCCACAACTCAACCATAAGGGGGAAATAAATGTTTTGTACTGTTGATGATATCAGAAAACTAACAAAAAAGTTGAATGATGTTGAAGTAGCCGACGAAGAGATAGAACAATACATTGCAGTTGCCGAAAAAGTTGTGATGGTTGATTTATCGCCGATTATCGATGCTGATAAATTGCAACAGGTGACAAATGGTCTTGCCTTAAGCTTGTTAACAAGTTACAAAACCTGTGAATTGATGTTGAGTGCATACTATGGTGCAAGTAGAAAAATTGATGAAGTGACTGACATACAATTTTTTCAGAAGTTGTATAATAAATTATTACAAAATATTGTAAATGGCAATGTGAAACTTGATGGTGCGAATATTATGACCAAAAGCTATCCTGCACTGGAAAAGAAGAGAACGAAATTATACAATGTCAAAGGCGAACAGACATTTTTTGGTGATGACAATAAAAGTGCGAATGATGTGGAGTATGACGAATGATTGTCTATGGTCTTGATATACATAATAAGCAAGAAGTTATTAAATGGTTGAATAAGTTGCGTGAAGGGACTGGCGATGCACGGCCGTTATGGATGGCGATGATACCAAAGATAAAAGAGTTTGTAAACTATGAATTTCATCCAACTATTGATAGTCACAAAGGTTGGGCAAGTTTAAAAGAAAAATATAAAGAAATGAAAATGAGAATGGGGCATGCGCCAGGCATAGGAGTAAGGAAAGGATGGTTGCGATATGGTGCTGGTGAAAAAGCAATAGTGAAAATGAATGAAAAAACGTTGATGTGGATATTAAATCCTAATCCGATGATTGAACATGAAGGCGAAGACTATTCTGTTGCATTTCATAAAGGGCATGATAATGTTCCTGCAAGACCTATATATAAATACACAGCATTGAGAGTAAATAGTTTTTTGACGCTTGATGCTAAACGATTTTCTGATGGGAGTGTGCATGCTAATTTTACATACAATTGGTTTAAATCAGTATTGGAGAAAAGCCTGAAATGAAAGCATTGCTTGGAAAACTGACAGAACAAATAAAAAACAATGTTGCATATCTGAATGAAAGTGGATATTATTGCAGAGATACCTTTGAATTAGTGCAATTGAATAAATATCCATTTTTTAATGTAATACCTACACCTACTACAACAATTGAAGTGAGTAGTCCTGCTGGGATAAATAATAAAGATATAGAACGGCATATTTATAATGTTACAATTCAATTTGCCACTCGAAGCCTTATAATTAATACTGCTTTAATGGGCGATGATGTAAAAAAGATTAAAGGCTTATTTGATGTATGGGCTGATATCTGGAACGCAATAAAAGTTGATAGGACGATCTCTGGAACGGTGAGTGGATTATTGCCTGCAAGTAGTATAAATTTTGATGTGGCACAGGATACAATTGACAAGTATTATATCGCAGTTGGGGAAGTGAATTTAAAGTTTTACAAGGATATAGCATTGTTATGATTGGAAGGGTTCGCTATATATGGGACAACAGGAATATATATTATAATGGCAAAATGAAGGACTTTATAAATAATGAAGTCTATGAAAACGAAATAACAGAATGCGCAGAATTGATACGGTCGGGAAAGTTTGTACCAGAAGACAATGAAACATTTGAAATGTTAAAGCAAATGTACGCCACAACAAAATATAAACCGATTGAAAATATGTTGCAGGGAACAGATTGCTATATTATCGGAAGCGGAGCAAGCCTTAAAGATTTTGACTTCAATGCCATTTATGGTAAAGGATATATCCTGGCGATTAATCACAGCGCAAAATATTGCAATAGCGATGCTATTATTTTTATAGATGAAAAATTTTATTATCAAAGCAAAGAGTTTTTGCAGGAATACAAAGGAACGATATTTGCAAGCTGGCAGAGCAACTATTGGCTGAATGCCTTAACAAGTGCAACGGTATATTATTTTAGCACCATAAGAGAAAAAACTTATAACGGCAGGCTACACTCACAATTTTACAAAGGATTATATGATAGTGGCAACACAGGGCTATGCGCAATACATTTGGCAATAATAATGGGGGCTAAAAATATCTATCTATTGGGGTATGACCTGGACAGCAAAGCAAAAGAAAAACATTTTTATGATGAAAATGGGGTTGATAAATTTTCAAATGGTGGCAATTATAAAAAGGTTGAGAAGATGGCATCGTTGATTGAAAGGCATAGCAAATATTTTGGCAAGTATAGCCATATTTACAATTGTAATCCTAACAGTAAAATTGAATGCTACAAAAAGATAGCTATTGAAGGTGAAGCGATATGATATATTATGTCATACCAGCCAGGAAAGGAAGCAAGGGACTGCCATTTAAAAATAGATTGCTATTCTGTGACACGGCGAACACAGTCAAGGATTATGGAAAGAATGTGATTGTATCAACCGATGATGAAGAGATAATGGTGATTGCCGAAAGGTACGGCTTCACTATTAGAGAACGGCCAGCTGAATTTGCGCAAGACAATACAAAAATTAAAACAGTACTTCACGATATATTAAATAGTTTCAGAATGGAAGGCGATGACATAATAGTAATGCTCTATCTAACATACCCAGAGCGAACATTGCAGAACATACAGGATGCTATTCATTTTTTTGAAATGAATAATGGAAAGAGTATGCTCTGTAAAAAGGAATGGAAGTATGTTCATCCTTGCCTATGTATGTACGATATGGGAAACAACAAGGGACAGCCATTATTTTATCACAGCTTTTATCGTCGCCAGGATTATCCAAAAGTTTTTCAGGTTAGCCATTTTATTGTAATTTTTAAAGTATATGAATTTAATAAATTAAATAATCAGCTCTATAATGAAAATACAATCTTTATGCCAATTGAAGATTATATTGATGTCGATAGCCAGTCAGACTATGATAAATTTATAACAAGGAGTTAGCTGATATGTGGATTGTTGCTGAAATCGGATGCTCACACGAAGGCGATGAAGAGAAAGCCAAGAAGCTTATTAATAATTGTGCAGAAGCAGGATTTACGCACGTCAAATTACAGAAACGAACACCAGAATTATGTGTCCCCAAGAGTATGTGGCATCAAAAAAAACAGATACCTTATGGTATAGTTGATTATATTGACTACCGCCATATTTTAGAGTTCAATAAATATCAATATGAACGGCTTGCCAAATATGCAAATGAATGCGGAGTTATTCTTTTTGCATCGGTTAGCGATATACAGTCAGCTATCGATTTAAAAGATATAGGAATGACAATTGTCAAGATACCGTCCCCAAAAATAGTTAATAAAGAATTACTAAACTATTGTCGGGATAATTTTGAATACAGGATTATGAGCACAGGGATGAGCACAGAAAGCGAAATTGAAAAAGCAATTGATATATTACAACCGCAGATAATCAATCATAGTGTCTCACAATATCCGACTTCAATGGAAAATTTAACTATGGGCTATTTAAAATGGCTCAAAAATAAATATAAACATATCGATATAGGGTATAGTGGGCATAGCATCGAAAATGTTTCATCGATGCTTGCTCTATGGTACGGCTCAATATACATAGAAAGGCATGTATGTTTCAATCGGGGAATAGACTGGATTAGCGATAACAGGATTAGTTTACAAGTGAATGAATATTATAATTATGTCGGTAGACTGCTCATCGAAGTGAGCAAAATAGAAAGATACAGCGAAGATTTAAAAAATAAAAGGATAAATGAACTGGAAAATTTATTGCCGAAGGAAGCGTTACAGGGCAACAAAGAGCGGGAATTACTGGAATGCGAAATTGAAAAATATAAATCGTTGCGGGGCTAATTATGATATATTGTTTCGACATAGACGGCACATTGATTAGCACAGTCTATAACAAAGATAAAGGGTATAGCATCCAATGGTTTGCAAACGATATGATCAAAATGATAAATTTATTATATGATGAAGGGCACACCATAATAGTACAGACTGGCAGACATTGGAATTGGTTTCAACAGACACAACAGCAACTAAGTGAAATAGGGCTGAAATACCATACTCTGATTATGGGCAACGTTGTGGCTGATTATTATATTAACGATAAAGGTTTAAAACCTAACGAGTTTATTAAAATGCTGGAGGATTAAAAATGGCGAACAATCTAAACATTGACACAACAAAATTTGCTTTTAACGATGAGTATATGTTCCTGCACGACCCAGCGCTTTACCTGGATTTTCACGACGGAACAGGCACTCATCCGTTAGGATACCTGGAAGCCGAAAAAACCTGGCGCCAGACTATGGAGTATGCGATTTTTAAAACTGGAATACCAGAAAGTGAAATCCGCAGAGACTTAATATCACAGGAATTTTCGCTTGAAGGAACTTTAAAGCAAATACAGCCAGAGACATTAGCTCTGATTATGCAACGGCGAGTTGATGATACAACCGATGCTAATTGGACAAGAGTAATTATCGGCACAGAAGTGCCAGCCGCAATCTTCCCGTCAGCTATTCTTATCGGAAAAAATACAGGTGGCAAAGAGTTGCGATTGTATATCCGTAGATTACAGATAGTTGCGGAAGATATTGAAATAATTTTGGGCGGTAATGACTATGCGGGCGTAAAATTTAAAGGTTTAGCCTTGAAGGATACAGCGCCGAAAACTACTAACCAAACCTGGCCATTTGACACGGCTCACGCAGACCAGGACAATATAGCCTTTTGGGCTTTTGCGAAAGAAACTGCAACAAGTGGAACATAAAACAAAGGCTGGCTGAAATATGCCAGCCTTATACTATTGCAAGGAGTGAATATGATTGTATATCTGCAAGACAGAAAGATAAAAATTAAAGAAATATTACAGGATAACTACAATGATTTAGATATTCTGAAAGAGAAACCTATTGCATTTAAAAAAGGTAATTGGTATATAATCGCGCAACCTGTGAAGTTTATTGAACATGATGCATTCTTACAGCAGATGTCAAGTTTGCTGATGAAATATTATGAAATATTTAAGCAGATTGATTTACTCACAATGTTTGATTACAAGAAAGCAGGAATATTGGAACAAGTTGTTAATAGTTTAACAATATTTCAAGCAAGTAAAAAATATAATAAGTTTATCAAAGATGCTGTTAAATTCTGTACAAAGTGGTGCTATGTTGCTAACGAAATAAATAAATATGCGAAACGAAGCAAATGGAGAGCAAGAAAAATAATATATGAATTAAATCCTGCTGAACTAATATATTTATTGTATGTGTTATTTGTGTTTAACTTTGATATTGTAAAAAAAAATACCATTCAGTTTCTTGCAATGTTCACAGGCCAGGAAATCAACAGCAAGCTCTCACAATCGGGCACATTATCAGTTGGTACGAACAAAAAGGAATTGAAAATGCCACCATATTCAGAAAATCCTTTGCCAGTTTCAGTGTTGGACTTGTTAGAGGAGCAGAGCAGGCAATGATGGAATTAGATACAATTCAGATCCAGGATAAGAAAGTCCAGAGATTAGTAAAAAAGTAAAGAGGTTAACCGATGGCATCAGCCAATGAAATTTTGATAAAATTAAATGCTGACAACAGCCAGCTCAAAGATAAATTGAAGCAGGCCGAAAAAGACGTTGAAGGATTTTCAAAAAAGACAGTCGAAAACAGCAACAAAATTGGCGGTGCTTTTAAAGCAATAGGGATGGCCGTAAAAACATATATCGGCGGGTATGTCATTAAGGAAATGATGCGGATAGCAGAAGAGAGCATCAACGTTGAGAAAGGATTTAAAAATTTATCAGATACAGCAGAAGGCGGGAGTAAAGCCTTATTGAAGGCAATGCAACAGGCCAGCGCAGGAATGATTGACCAGACTAACCTTATGAAGTCGGCTAACCTTGCGATACAACTTATGGGGCAAGATGTCATCGAAAAATTGCCAGAAATGGCAAAGATTGCAACGGCTATTGCTCAGCAACGGGGCGAAGATGCCAGCAAAATGCTCAACGATTTAGTTGTTGCGGCTGGCCGACAGTCAGTAATGATACTTGACAACCTGGGCATCAGTAGCGTCAGAGCAGGACAGTTGATGGAAGAGTATGCCAGTAAATTAGGGAAAACAAGAGACCAGCTAACCGAAACAGAAAAACGTTCAGCTTTTTTCTATGCCACTATGAAAGCAGGAAATGAAATCGTTGCACAGGGTGGCGGGGTTGTTGATGATTATGCGACCAGGATTGCAAGGCTCAAAGCAAAAACAACAGACTTAGCTGATGCAACGTCCAGATTATTAGTACCTATTTTTGAAAAATTTGTTAGTCTCTTAACAAAACTGATTGATAGTATGCAAAATGCTATCGATGAATATAATGAATTTTCAGAATTAGTAGACACAGGAAAGGTTGACGTCGCAGGACAATGGGCAAAGGAAGCAATTGAAAGCTCAAAATGGTGGCAAGAAAATTATAAAATACAAGAAAAATTATATAGTGACAAGTACGGATGGGAGCAAAAGTATCAACAGCTATTGCAAAAAGGATATACCGATGAAGAGATAAGAGCTAAAAAAAGAGAGATAATAGCAAAAGGATTATATGAAAAATTTTATCAATTAAGTTACGAACAGCAAAAGCAAGCCATTTTGGGAGTGCAGAAAAAGACAGGGAAAGCGATAACACCAAAAGTAAGTCCAGTAGGAACAGAAGTTAGTGAAAAAGACATCATAAACTATTCAAAGGAATTTAGTGACACGGCCATAAAGGTTGCGGAGAGTTTCGAAAAAATTAGACAGTATGCTATGGCTGGTGACCTGGAAGCAACAGCAAAAGCGATGCAGGAATTACAAAAACAAGGGTTAATCACAGGGAAGACAAATAAGCAATTTGCCGAAAGTATGGCTCAAATGGCAATCGAAGCGAAAGCGCAGGGCTATGCCGTAAATGAATTGACAGGAGCTTTACAATCATTAGAGAATGCCACAAAGCAAAGTCTCTATGAAATGCTATGGGGCAAAAATGGATGGGATAAATTCAAAGATGCTTTTAAAAATATAATTAAACAGCTTGTTGCCGATATTCTATATTTGACTGCCAAGACGGCCGCACTTCAAGCGATAATGTCATCAACGGGAGTGGGTGCTTTTGGCGGAAATAATTTTGTAGGCCAAGTGCTTAGCAAAATATTTGAACGGGGGCGAGTGCCAGCGTTCAGCAATGGAAGAGTGCCAGCCTATCCTAATGGCTACATACCGAGTGACCATTTTCTTGCGTATATCGGAACAAAAGAAGCTATTATAAGAAAGGAAGCAACACAGGCCAACAGGGACATATTAGCCTGGATGAATGCCAACAATGGTAGGCGATATGATGCAAATAGCAACGTCGTAGTGAATATCACAGGAAATGTCCTATCAAAAGACTTTATCCAGAGCCAAGTAATACCAATTATTCAGAATGAGTTACGATATAAAGGCCAAAAAACTTTTGGGGTGAAATAATGAAATATAAATGGCGATATGGAATAGTTAACGAAGTCACTATAACAAATAATAATATAATCGGAGTTGGTGAAGATGATATAATACACGATGAAGATGATAGTCTGTATGTCTCAGCCAGCACAGGAAATGATACAACAGGTGACGGATCATATTCAAATCCGTTTGCAACTATTCAGAAAGCAATCGGTGAATTAGATACACAAGTCAAAATAACTATATTAGATAGCGAAGTATATTATACCAACGAAGTTGCGAGTGAGCATATAATAATTGATGGAATTACATTACAAGCAATACCAGGACAACAGCCTATTATTACAATAGACACAGCAAAAGAATATGATACCGAAATTATAGAGTTAGCAAATGAAGGCCAGATAATCAATATTACCATACAAGGGCAAATCCTGGATGAAGACATAACAGGAATATTGCTAACAGAAGGAACAGTAAAGAATTGTGAAGTAAAAGACTTAAATTACTGCGGGATTGATATTGTTTCAGGGACTGTCCAGAATACAATAATACACGATATAAATGGAAATGCCGATAGCTATGGCATAGTTACAGAAAGCACGGCTACATCAGCAACGATTGAAGACTGTTTATTATATAATTGCGGGATGGTAGGCATACAGAGCGATACAGCCAAAGTTACGATTAGCCATTGCACCATAATCGATAATTTAGTTGGAGTGCAAGGACTAAATAATGCCGAAATAGAATTGAATGACAATATTATCTATAACAATATTGTTTATGATATTGACAGCAACAATGTTACTAATGGAATAAACTGTATAGCTAAAACAAAATACACAATTGTAGGCGGGACAGTTATTACTGCTAATCCGTTATTAAATGAAAACTATGGATTGACTTATACAGTAGACAGCCCGAACAGCATCGGGATTATATCACCTTGCATCTTGATAGCAAGCGATGGAAGGGATTTGGGTTGCTATAATGTTACCAGGATAATAAACACAACGATTGCTGGCTCATTTGAAACTGAACGTCCATTGATAAGAAGAGAACGCAAAGAGCCAGTAAATCAAAACTATTATGTAACATACAATAAAAAGATTATTAATTATGCGGATGGAACAGTTGACATAGTATATTTGCAATGGCCAGACAATTATGTGCTCAACCAGAGCGAACTATTAAACATAATAACGGCCTATGAAACAGACGGCTACATACAACTTGATGAAGGGTATGGCTATTCAACGTATATAATCAATAAAAATAATAATTTTCAGTGGGTAAAGGCTCTTAATATAGAAGACAATACTTATGCGATGAGTATAGAATTGGAGCTCATAAAGATATGATAAAATACAATGGCATAGATATTGCTAATAGCATCCTGGAATATAATGTCAATTCTGTTATTGATATTAATACTAATATTGAACGAACAGAAGTCGAAATAGTAATTGCAAAAAATAACATAATTAATTATACAGAAGATACTATTGTAGAAATAGAAGGGCAGGTATATTATGTCATTGAAGTCAATGATACTATCGATACAATAATTTTAACTTGCCACAATATCGAGTATAAGTTATTATATACAGATGGATTTTATTACTATGATGGGGACGGTTTCCAGGATAGCAAGGCTTATGCAGGATATACAACACCAGCCGATCATATCAAAGCAATATTGTTGCGATATATCAATGAAAATAAAATAGACTATGCAAGTTTCGAGTATGCCCATAATTATTTATACGAATTAGGTATATTATGTGATTGTGAAGTAAAAATAGAAGATAATACAACGCCGTACGAATTTATCAACAGCCTGTGTCTCAATTTTCTAAAAATAAAAACAAAAAAAGGGAAAATTCAATTAATAATAAGCACTTATGATAATGTCAATTATGGCAGGATTATAGACGATAATTTTATTGTTGCTATCAATGAAGTTGGCAAAGTAAAGACAGAAAAATATTATACATACAATATTGCCTATGACGACAATGATGAAACTAAAATCGTTCAGCAGAGCATAGGGCAAAACGATGTATGCGATGCCTATCAATACTATATCTATGATGAACAGGCTAACTGGAAACAAAACGAGTTAGTAGGCAAATATATATCGATTGGCACAAGCAATATGGTACTACACAAGATTTTTGCCAACACCAGCAAGTATGTTTATTTTGATAAAATAAATGATAATACTGGAAGCCAGGCCTATGCAATAGTCGATACTAATAATGTCTATAAAGTAGATTATAGTGACTATCCGATAAAAATGAAGAGCGCTCAATCCGTCGCATCGGTGGGCATCAATGTCCTGCTCAAATATAATTATATTAATTATTATATCAATTTTGAAGTCATTGATTGTGACTTAACCGTAGGTGATTATATCATTATACAGTCAGATAAATATCAATTGAACACAAAGCATATTATTACTAATGTCCGTAAAAACAGTAAATCTAATGCTATAAAAATAACAGCTTATAGCTACAATGACAGTGACAATATCATAAATGAATATGATTATTCAGATATAACACTAACCGGGCGCAGAGATGAAACAAATGCCTACCTGGAATGGAGTAGCATAACAAATGCAATCTATTATAAAATTAAATATGATATGATTGGCCTTTTTGGAATTGAAGTCATAACAACGAATGCCATAGCTACCATTAGTAATTTAAAACCGTTTCTGAGTTACAACTTTACCGTCTATGCTTATGATTATGCGGGTCGTGAAATTGGAAGGAGCAATATTTTAAATTTATATGCCATAGCACAAGATGTCGGATATATTGATGGAAGCGATGGCTATTGGTTCGATTATCCTGGATGGGGATATATCGATGATTATTTTTATGCTCTGACATATAAAAATATTAGTGAAGCCGATAAATATTATTTAGCTAAAAACAATCTTGTTATCCTGGATGCCAGCCAAAAGGAAGGTACGCTAACAATACAGGATTTTAAGCAAAGCACACTATTTGAAAAATTTTCAGCGAATAAACGGTCTCTTGGTTACATAGACACAGCAGGAGTATCGAATTATCTTGCAGAGTTTCAATATGATGATGGAAATGGATGTGCAGTTGTCAACGGTTTCGATAAACAAATAACAATCAAAATAAATGGAACAGATACAGTCATACAGCCATGCCAGGAAATACCAACAAGCAGACAATGGTATATTAAATATGGAAGCGATTATTGCACCTACTGGTACGGAACAGGGTTTCAGCTAAGAGCAACAAATGCGAATATGAGAGAATGGTTCAAGACAGCAAAAGTAAAATATACAATCGGAATTTTTGAAATTGATACAGCACAAGCAACAGTTGGTACAGATACAATAACATTCACAACAACAAAAACATATATAAATAATCAATGGCAAAATTATTTTGTCTGTATAAAGTCAGGAAATAATGAATACTATGCCAAAATACTGTCGAACACAGCAAGTACCATTACAACAGAATTAAATAAAAAAATTAGCAATGGAAATTATAAAATATTTATTACATACAACCCATATAAAAGTTTCGATGGATTGTTTATGGATGATGTTTGGAGTGAAGTTTACCACAATGGAACGCCAGTGACTTTTGAACAGACACAAGGGACTGGATATTGTGAGAGCGATTTTCTGGAAGATGAAACGCAGGAATGGGTTGAAGGCCAGTTTGCTAATCAGTATGTATATATCAATGGCCAGCAATTGCTTATTGAATGGAACGATGAAACTTGCTTATACTTTACAGGATGTACCAGCACAGGCAATGTCTCATATACCATAAAAGATTTTTATACTGTTGAAGAAGGCCAGGAATATTGGCAAGGAATAAAACAATTAATTCAGGAAGTCGCAACACTTGCAGAGTATGTTAGCTATGAATGGGAAGGCAATGACACAAAATGCCAGAATGGAATAATTGTACTCAATACCTGGCCAGAACGATGGTCGGTATACCAGGAGTATGCCAATGCCCTTTGCAATAATTATCGCCACTTGATAATGTTCGAAGCCCTACAATCAACGTGGGATATGCGCAACGAAGTGACAAGACAATATAATATAATCGATTTTGCCGAAATGATGTCTCGATGGAATAATATGAAAATAACATTGAACAACGGCAAAAAGACAAGGCTTATTAGTTTAGGCTATCCTTACAGCGAACAATTCTTATTGTCTCACATAGCAACAGGGCTATTGCTAACAGATAGGATTGATAATGTCTGTGATATGGTAGGCGCAGGAAACATACCACTCAATCAATTATACTACTGTGCACCGATGGCCAGAGACATAAATATCAATACGACGATAGGTAGGCCGATTGGGAATTACCAACAGAGTAATAATGATAAATATGGAATAGTTTATAGAGAATTTGACGGTTGCTATATATTATATAATCCGTCATTCAGCATCAAAACAATTCAGATGTCATTGGGCGAAGATTGCATAAGCTACCCAGAACAGAAAATGTACTTTACTGGAAACAATACAATAATATTGCCACCGATGTCAGCCACAATACTATATAAAAACAATGATTATGGGCGGGATGCCTATGAATATCTATATAATTCACGATTGTATGTCAATATTGATAGCAATATCAACTGGATTGTATTTACTCAACAGGGCGCAAATAAAATTGGCAACAATTCAGTATGGCTCGTAAATGGATATTATTACCAGAACGAAGTCATAAAAGATGGTACACAGCCAATACCAGCAGGCACCATAAAACAGCTTTTTCATGCAGGTGATGGGATCACAACAAGTGTCGATTATAATGAGCCAGATTATGAAGATGTCGTATTGGGGCAGGCCGATGAAAAAATTGAATTGAGCAACAAGGGAATTTATGCAATAGTAAAGATAGTATATAATACAACAATATTAGAGCCAGGAACAGACTATGCCATTGAACAGTCAGGCCACACAAACGCAGGATGGACAACAAAGATAGTCTGTCTCAATTCAGACTTTGATAGCGATACAGTAAGAGTATATTACTATGCGCAGACTATTAATTCAGGGCAACTTGAAACATTACCACAGGGATTAGGATTTTTTGGATGTTGCTATGGCGGGAAAAATCTAACATTGAAAACTGGCGATATAAACCAGGAAGACTGTGACGTAACACTAACAGAAGGCGAAGACTATTACAGAATAATATTGTCAAATATAAATACCTGGCAATATAGGAAAATCGTCCATAAAGCAGATAAAAGCGAAACGATAGATATAAAACTAAATGCGAATGAAATATATCAATATTTTGATAACAAGTCTATTCAGGGAATACATTGGGGGACAGTTGATTGTGACAATTGCATATTAGTGAATGCTAATGGAACGTCGAAATGGAATGAAAAAAACGGCGCCATAATAGAAACAACAAAAACAATAGCAAAGCCGAAAGTGCTTGTCTATGGGTTCAGAACAAAAGCCAGAGAAGATAACGGTGCACCAGTACCACCAGCTGACAGAGTTATTGACAATTGGAGTATAGCCTCAATCTTATATAATAAAATCGGGGTTTATTATGATGATGTCATCGTCACAGGGGATTATGATGGAGTGCTCAATACAAGCAACGATGGTGGCAAATATGGAAGCATCAATGGCTTATTAAATGATACCAGCAAAGGCCTGGATACAATAGACAAAATAATAGATTATTTTGATGTCATTATTATGGCCGATTATTTTACAGAATTTGCGTCAGGCCAGGAAAAGACACAATGGTGTAGCTGGCTCGAAGTCAATGATTATACATTGATAAAAAATTATTTAAAAAGAAGAGAGTTGAACGGCCAAAAAGGGCTAATAATCGATAACAGGGGTGTATTGAATGCTTTTGTGTATGCTGGACTGGATGAGCCAGTAAAGAATAGTTTGCTGAATAAAAAGAACAGCCGAAACTTAACCGATGTCGCAGGGATATTAGCTTATGGAACAATTGACGTCAATGATTATATCAATTCTTTAAGTGAATTGTATATTAAGGATGAAGATGGAAATTATGTAAAGAATACCATACTGAGCGATTATAGGTTTATAAAAAATATCGATAAACTGACAGACTATATAGCCATTGATACTGAGCCAGTTGTCAATATTTGGGAGCAGAACAGCGAATATATATTCTTTATACCAAAAAGTCGCAACTCAAAAAATTATATAAAAACAAAAGCCATAGATAGCAACAACTTATATTTAAAATGGCACAACTATTTGGATGCAGACAATACAGATTTTGAAAAATATGAAAATGCCAGTGAATGCGCAATGCCGATTAAAAGGATGCCAGGCTTTTTGTATAACGATATAGGAAACTTTAATACAGTGGGCGTAGCAGGTTGGAGCGAAACATTAGGGAACAACTACACAGAAGAGAACATTGTACAGCCTACGCCAATCATGGGTGAATTTGGTGACTTATGGTTCAATCCGATAATTAAGTACTCACAGGATGAAGTTGACTTAATAACATATAAATTTTTATACCTACTGGAAGCCGATGATGAAAATTATAAAAGTTTATTTACTTATAATTACCCATTGTCTCAGTTATGGGAAGGTTTTAAAGGTTTTTATATAGCCAGCGCAGACAAAGAATATTTGCGTTCATACTACCCAACCTTTGAAATCAATCGAAGTGCCTTTACTCATTACAGCCCTGGCGGTTCATACTTTACAGTTGAACGATGGGGGTATGCGCACGGTTCAGATAAAGCATCGCAAAATACTAACGTCAAAATAAATTATAGCAATTTATTCAAAATTAATACCTGGTCGGATGATATTCAGGACGTCATTAGAATTAGCTATGCCAGTGGCGGTCAGAATAAGATAGTACCATTGCAAAGAATGCAAGGAACGTACATTTGGCCTTATGAAGGCAAGATTGTTAATCAAGTCAAAAATTATGACGGCACAGTCGATTTATATTTGAATGCCAGTGAAATAAATGTCGCAGATATACCGATTGAAGAGCCACTTGCAACAGGAACATTATTAAAAGCACTTATGGTCGTACAAGATACTAATTATTCACTATGTCGGTTAAGTATAGCCACAACAGGGTACACAGGGAAATATATTTTTATATTTACTACGGGTGGTATAAAAATATACCAGATAATTTATAGTGCAGGCGAGTATCTCTATGGTGAGCGATTGAAATGGAATGAAATAGTAATTAAAGAAAAACAGTGGATATTAGCCCCATACGAAGGTGACACTATTCAAATAAAAACGTACGGCACAGCCAAAGCCGTAAAGGCAATGATAGTCCAGAGCGCAGACAATCAGAATAATATCATTGATGCCCTATGCGTAAGAAAATATAATGCATATAATATGATAAAAATATATGCACCACGATTGTCCAGTGCCAACAATGCAAATGCAGGATATGTCTATATATATGAAGAGCCATCGCAGTCATTAGACGATACATATAGAAATTTTTTGGGCGGGCGATTAGTCGGAACAGGCGAAGTAATCGGGGCGGATGTATGCTCAGAAGTCATACCAGAATATGGAATTAATACATTGATGCCAGCCACAGTAATGGAAAGAGCTACCATAGGAGACTTGCCATATACTGTCGAACATTTTGAATGGGCTTATGGGAATAATATTGAAGAGTTCATTGTCGAAAAAAATACTGGACTAATTGCAGGCCAATGCTACAACTATCACGGGGTCAGTGACAGAAGATTTATAGTCACCAGCGGATGTGATGAAAACTGGATAATGGAAGCAATCAGTCGTAATATTGGAATTACTATTACATTTGAAAATGTTGTAGTTAATGAAGGTGATGAATATTATATTTATTATAATGCCATTGCTGATATGCTAAGAGCAGAATATAATTTACTTATCGATGATGGAAATTATAATAATTACTTATTAAGTTATGATAATAAATTAGGAAACACTATATTGGCGGAGTTTATAAAATGATAACAAAATTAACAAAAAATAATAAATTGTATACAAAGAAAATAAATGAGATTATTGATAATCTTGGTAGTGGTGGCGGTGATGCCGATACAGTCGATGGCTATCACGCAGGAAATGATGAAGGTGAAGTCGCAGTTAATAATGGTACGCTTAATACAAACCTTGATGCAGATAAATTGGATGGATATCATGCAGGGAATACAAGCGGAAGCATACCAATTAACAACGGCACAGTTAATACTAATCTTAATGCTGATATGTTAGACGGTTATCATATAACAGATATTAATGCTATAAACAATGATTTAAGTTTAGCAACTTATTCTAAATATTATGTTGTCAGCTCACTCAACGCAAGCCCTGCACACGGTGAATTGAATTATAGAACAAGCGATAATAAGCTGTTTAAGTATAATGCTGTTACACAGACGTGGACAGAAATAGACTGGGTGAATGCGGTGAAAGCGACACCTGAGTGGATAAATCAAAAATTAAGAACAACGAATGGATATTTAGAAATAGCGAATGGTTCGACAGGTTGGTATCAGTGTTATCCAGTCATCGGCACATCAGAAATTCAGGACAGTACAAATTATAAGTATTTCTTATTACCTTCTGCTATGGCAGTATATAAAAACAAAAGTAATATCAACATTGTGTATAATTATAACACTGGAATTCACTTAGACATAACGTTAATTTCAGGAGTAGGTACTGATTCAAAAGAAGTTTTACTTTATGTATTGCAGAATGAAAGCATTACTATGTACAGTGCCTGTACATACTTTTATGATCCTTCTACATATATAGGTTATAACATGACAATTCATAATGGTATATATTTAGGGAATATATATGCGACAGCAAGAAATCTATTCGCTTCCACACGTTTGAGTATTTACCCAGTTGCGGGAAGTTACAATATATTCGCCACAAGCATGTCTAAATATGTTGCTACGGCTTCACCTTATAATTATAGTTATATATCCTTAATATGTCAGGGTGCAATAGCGAATACATATTATTATATCTCTGCACTTAAAAACGATTCAGGCACAGCTAAAACTGCTGAGTATATGGCAATACGGAGGATAGGATGATAGCATTCGTTCAAAATGGTGTTATATATCTCGAAAAAGATATGGAATTCGTAAAAGATTATACACACATTGCAACTGTTCCTGATAATGTGCGGACAGAAGATTTAATTATAGATGGCGACAAAATAAGACTCAAAACTGAAGCCGAAAAAGAAGCTGATAGAAAATTACAAGAAGCACAAGAAGCAAAACAAAAATTTGTAGAAACCGACCCAGAAATGGCACGTGTTATAGAAGACATTATAGATGTATTGGTAGCTAAAAAAGTTATAGATTATAACGACCTGGCACAAGAAGTGCAGGACAAAATTAACGAACGCAAATTATTACGGGAGAAACTAAAATGAAAATCGTTAACAAAATTTTAACAAGTAAATTTTTCATACGATTGTTTTTAATACTTATAGCAATAATTGTTATTCAAAAATGTCTTGGTGTTAGTTATATATCTGACACTTTGGTTCTTGGTTCTATGGGATTTGTGGCTGGTCTTATAGCATTATATAATAATGATAAGCATAAAACAGTATCATGACAGATAATGAATTTGAAGAACGGATACGATTATTAAAAATGTTGAACAAGAATATTATTTTAGCTTTAGAGAAAGCTAAAAAAGACTGGCACTATATTAGTGAATATGATAAAGCTGTACAGGAGTATGAGGATGAAAAAAACAAGTTGTATAGAGAACTACAACAAGATAGAGGTGATTGAATGTCTACAGAAGAAATTGTGGCGGCTGCAATTAGCAAGCTTATTAATTGGATTATTATACTTGTTACGGGCTATTTTTGGCTTGTAATTAACCATATCAAAAAAGATATCAACAACGTTGCAGAATATGCACGTGAAGTCAAAGGCGATGTGGAAAGGCTCGAAGATATTACAACCTGTCTTAAGATAAATATTGGCAAAATGCAACAGCAAGTAGAAGACCATATAAAAGTATGTACCGGAAGACATAAAAAGTGATTGACAAATAAAAAAAAAATAGCATACTGCAATTATGGTGGGGATTGAATACATAATATTAGAAATCCTACATATCCTGGCCTGTATATTATTATCGACAATAATTATCATAGCATTTATAATATTAGTAATTTGTATTCTATTATATAATTATAATAGAATGCCTAAGGTTATTGATTTGAGAATAAATATGAAGTAAAAAGGAATATGAATGATAGTAGTAAGTCTATTTGATGGTATAGCGACTGCACGAGTAGCATTAGAAAGAGCAGGAATAGAAGTGACAAAGTATTATGCAAGCGAAATAGATAAATATGCTATTTCAATTACACAGAAGCATTTTCCTGAAACCATACAAATAGGCGATGTAGCAAAAATTGATTGGGAATCTTTCCTTGCAAAAATAAACAATAATTACCATCTAACAAGGTTTGAGCCTACAAGTAAAATTAGTAAACTAAGCAGAAGCCACGGGGCTTGCCCTGTGGAGTGTCACTACAAAGCTCACACTTGCATCATTAGCACAGCCGATGCAGTTAGCTTATGCAGCAGCAAGAACAAAAAGGGGGATGTTGGAAATGGTAGATTTATTAATAGGTGGTAGTCCATGTCAGGGATTCAGTTTTGCGGGTAAACAGCTGAATTTCTCTGACCCGAGAAGCAGATTATTTTTTGATTTCGTGGAGGCTTTAGAAGTGCTAAAGCCAAAGTATTTTTTGTTAGAAAATGTAAAAATGAAAAAAGAATATGAAAGGGTGATAACACAGCATTTAGGTGTCAAGCCTATAGAAATCAATTCTGCTTTGGTGTCAGCACAGAATAGGATTAGGCTATATTGGACGAACATACCAGGTATCCAGCAACCAAAGGATAAAGGTATATTACTAAAAGACATAATTATAAACGGTGAAGTAGATAGATATAAGTCATTCTGTGTAGACGGTAACTACTACAAGGGTGGAAATATCAAGCAATATTTTGAAAAACATAGAAGGCAAATTGTCTTCACACAGAAGTTTGGTGAAGACTCACGATACTATAAGTTCAGAATGCTTTATCCGATAGAGTGTGAAAGACTTCAATCTTTACCTGATAATTATACTGCCATAGGTGTTATTGACGGTAAAGAAATACCCATACCAAAAACACAAAGATATAAAATGCTTGGCAATGGCTGGACTGTAGATGTTATTGCACATATTTTTTCTTTCATACCAGAAACGCATTTACATACTGTTGTTAGTCTATTTGATGGTATTTCCTGCGGTCAATTAGCTTTGATAAGGGCGGGGAAGCAATATAGTAAATATTATGCTTCAGAGGTAGATAAATATGCTATTTCAATTACACAGAAGCATTTTCCTGAAACCATACAAATAGGCGATGTAGCAAAAATTGATTGGGAATCTTTCCTTGCAAAAATAAACAATAATTACCATCTAACAAGGTTTGAGCCTACAAGTAAAATTAGTAAACTAAGCAGAAGCCACGGGGCTTGCCCCGTGGAGTGTCACTAAATTAGGAGGAAATAATGCCATATTTAGATGTAAATTTTGAAATATATTGTAACTGTGGTGAACCATTATGCAAACAGACAAATGTAAACGAACATATAATATATTAAAATGTGGAATAGTGTTACATGATGCAAAATTATTATACATAAACGGAGTAATATATTATGATAGTAACGAACCAAAAAATAACAAGTGATTATGGTGTAGAACGAATATTGCCTGATAGTAAAAAGCAAGTACATGATGGCATTGATTTCATATCACTAAAAGGTGATAGGACAGTGTATAGTATAACAAACGGATTTGTTGCATATGACTTTGACGATTATTGCCACATGCGACGATATGAAAAACCGAATACTGGCGGGAACATGGTGATTGTCACAAGTGTAATTAAAGGCGTTACTTATCATATTCGCTATTTGCATCTTGTCAAAAACAACGTTGTGAAAGGGCAGATGGTGTATGATGGTATGCCTATTGGTGAATATGGCGATGTTGGATATTCATTTGGAGCGCATGTCCATCTTGATGTTTATACAGCCGATTGGAGTAAAAAAATAAATCCACACTCTATATTGTTAATCTGACAAATATAAATAAAATGTAGTCAAAAAACGTAGCATAATTTTTTTTAAAAAAAATCAAAAAAATTAAAAAAAAATGTTGACTTTATAATAGTGATGTGATTATATTGATAATAGAATTAATTAATAAAAAAGGAGGAACAAAATGAGAGAAGCAAAGGAAAAAATAATAACTGAAAAAAATAAAAAAGTTGTTATTGAAGTGAATTCAATAAGTGATTATAACGAATTATATAGGATAGCCAATGAATGGCTACCTATATTATTGGGATATGAAGACATATCAATGATATGTCGTGAATATCCTGGCCCTGAAACAACAAGAATGTACACTCTGAATTTCCAGAATGTATTAAGGGCAGTTAAATTTGCAAGAGGTTATTTGAAATAATAACTTGCCCCGCCCGCTGGGCTCTATAAGCGGGCAAAAAAGGAGGATATATGAAAAAAGTAACGTTAATGGACTTAAATGCACCAAGAGTAGTGACAAGCAATTTAATAATAAAGGGGGCTTAAGATGGAAAGAAAAATTTATTTAGTTGTGGATAAGGACAAAGCCGAAAGGCTTGTCCGCTGTTATCCTGAATTGAAGCGTCGTGTAGTGTATAATATGGCTTTTAATAAAGGGATTGAACAAATGATAAAGGAAAAGGAGGAACAAAATGGCAAAAAAACAACAAAGTAAAGAAGTAAAAAGCAAAGAAGTAATGAAAAAAACCCAAAAAAATGTCCAGATTAAAGAGCAATTTAATCTGGACAAGATAAGTAGCTTAATATTGACAGGTGATTTACGGCAGTTATCACCTGAAGAGAAAGTGCAATATTATGGCAAACTATGCAAATCACTTGGTCTTAATCCTTTAACTAAACCATTTGACTATATAGTACTACAAGGGAGAGAAGTACTATATGCAAACAAAAATTGTGCTGAACAATTAAGACTATTGCACGGGATAAGTGTTGTTGATAGCACACAAGAGATTATTAATAATATGTGTATTGTAAAAGTAAAGGTGCAGGATAAGAACGGAAGGTATGACATCGGGACAGGTGTTGTACCGCTTGGAAACTTATCTGGTGATGCTCTTGCAAATGCTTTAATGAAAGCAGAAACAAAGGCGAAACGCAGGGCGACATTATCATTATGCGGTCTTGGGATGCTGGATGAGACAGAACTGGAAACAATCAATATACAACATGCCGAACCAGAGATAAAAAAGTTAGTTGACAATCGAGCAGAAGCAATAGAAAAATTAAAGAAACTGCCTGATGAGATTAAAACAAGAATGAGACAAAAGGGCATGAAGCTTGATGATGCTATTAAACTGTGTGAAGTTGCGAAATGGAATGTGGAATTGATTACAAAGGCGCTGGAGGATGATAATGAAACTGGAAATTGAAAAATTTGATAGAATAAATCATCAGTATTATTGTGATGGGCGGGTTATCCCATCTGTCACGAGAATATTGGAAACAAGTAACTATTATAAAAATGTAGACAAGGAAATATTGGCACAAGCGGCGGCACGAGGAAGTTTATTGCATCAGAATGTTGCGTATTATATAGAAACAATGGATACGATGAACGAGCCATTGCTTGACAAATTTGCTAAAACATTCGATAAGATACATAAATATATTGGCAATGTAATAGCAAATGAAATAATACTTGCCGCTGAAATAAAGAATATGCGTTTTGCAGGAACAATAGATATTCTGACAGATATAGCAGTCATTGAAATAAAAAGTAATATGACAAATAAAAAGTTATACTGGTTACAATTAGCTGGATATTCAGTGCTTGCAAAAGAAAACAATATGTCTAAAGCAAAATATTACATTATACTACATGTAAAGAATAATGATTGGGAATTTGCAATTGCAACAGGGAAAAAATTGAAAGAGTATGAGCGAATATTTATGTTGCACTTGCAAAAGTATTATTTGCAAGAGCAAATAAAAGAATATTTTAATAAATTATAGGAGGTGTATTATGATTATAGGAGCGGCTTGGCTTAAGGAAAAGGATGGACAAAAATACTTCTATGTTAAGTGTGATTTGCCGTTGTTAGGGAGCTTGTCATTTGTTATTAAAAAACGAGCAGATAAGAAAGGCAATCAGCCCGACTACGATGTAATATGGTATCCAGAAAGGAAACAGGGTGGTGCACAAGAAATACAAGAAGAAGAAATACCATTTTAAAAGGAGGATAAAATGTATAATTATAATGATACTAAAGCATATAATAGATATCAATTATTGAAAGATAAATATTATATCCATGAAATATCAGGTGAAGTACGGTGGTTACCGAAGCAAACAGGATATTACAAGCCGTTAAGTTATGAAAAATATTTATTGCATTGTGTCAATACGCATATTAATACTGCAATAAGACAGGGATATGAAAAATTAAAATAAAGGGGGAACAAATATGCAAGACATAAAAGAAATCAAAATGATAATAGAATTGATGCTTGAACTAATGGGAATTTACTATTCATCGGAATATTATTTTATCCCAAAGTGTGGCGAAACTTTTGATGATGAAATAAGAAATAGTTGTGCGCAAAAATGTATTGATTTTGATAATTGCTGGACTAAACATAAGATATGCAAAATAATGAATGAAGGAGGAACAATATGAAAGAGTTAAGCAAAATCACAATCAAAGCAATAACGAATGAAAAGGAATTACAGCAAGCAGCACAAAATTTGATGGTTTTAAAATTAATGAAAGAAAAAGCAGAACAGATATATAAAGAGAAAAGGGAAAAATATGCAGAAGTACTGAAAGAGATTGAAGCTATCAATCAGGAAGAGAAAGCTTTCATTGCAACAATCAAGGATTATGACAATAAAATAAGGACTGAGATAAAAAATTATATAACAGCCCTAATCCAGGAAGGGCAACAGGTAGAAAAAATAATCCCTGTTGAAGGCGGTAGAGTAACATTTGTAAAGGACATCGACATAGAGTATGAAAAGGCAAAAGTGATTAAAATGGTATTACAGGGAAAATTGGATGAAGATGTCCTTGAAATCAATGAAACTAAATTAAAAGCAATAGTTGCTAATGGAATGAAAATACAAGGTGTTGAAGTAAAAGAAACTGTCACTATGAGAGTATTAAAAGAAAAAGGCGCTTGAAAAAGCGCCTTAAAGGTAAACTAAAAGGAGGAACAAAATCCCGCAAAAGGGTGGGTGCGGGAGGTTGTTATAATAATAATATAGCACTTGTTATAAAGGATGTCAACAATGAATGTTAAAATTATTGAAAAAATTATAATATGTTGTACAAATAGAAAAGCCTTAAAGCAAGCGGGCTTTAAGGCTTCAAATCAATTAATCGAAAAGGAGCAGGTCTATGAATGACAACAACAATATGCAAAAACGTTATGACATATTACCAGAATATATATGTCTTTGTCAACAACTAAATGCAACTGAAAAACTGATATTGGCTAAAATATTTAGCTTATCCAGAAAAACTGGTTTCTGTTGGGCAGGAACAGAATATTTGATGAAAACGCTAAATATCTCAAAACCAACAATGCTTAAATACTTAAAAGAACTAAAGAAAAAAGGCTTTTTGGTTGAGTATATAGATGAACAAAGAAAAATACGGCTAAAATATCCATTGATAAATGAAACAAACAATCGTTTTGCTATATTGCATGAAGATGTGATGCAAGATGATGAATTAAAGCCTGCTGATAAATATTTGTATGCGATAATAACATTATTTAGTCAAAATAGTCTTGGAGTATGTTGGGCAACTAATGAGCAACTAAACCAATATATGAATATATCTGAAAGAGAAATAAGAAATATTCTAAAAAAATTAAATACTAAAAAACATATATTGATATATCGCAATAGCAAATATCGATACATAATCCCTAACTATGGTGTTGAATACACCGACATAGAAAGATTTTTAACTGGGGAGATTGATGAATTTTTAACAAAGTGTGCAGAAATAACACAGGCGGAAATATTTTTACCTAATAATGAAACAGAAGGCGGAAAAAATTTTACCGATGGAGGAAATATTTTTACCACAGGCGGAAAAATTTTTACCCATAACAATATAAATAACGATATAAATAACAATATAAAAAATTACACTTTTTCTGATGAAAAAGTGTCCGCAGAACAACAAAATGACATTGTTGCAATAACAAATAACAACGTAATCAACAATGAAAAAACAAAAGAAAAAGACAATTTCAACAAAATTAAAGCAAAATTCAAAGAGTATAACAAAGATTATTATCATGATGGAAAACAAGCTAAATTTATTAAGATGCTGTTAAAGCGATGCAATGATGATGTGAATATTGTGCTTGACTATCTTGATAATTATGTTAAACTTAAAATTGAGAATAAAAAAGAGTTTTGGAAGAGTGCACCGTTGACACCGCAGGGATTGTATACCAGGCTTGATTATTTGATTGAAATGCGGAAAGAATATATGAGCAAGGAGGATGAGGAAACTATTGCATATATTAACAAATTATTCGGGAGAGACAATAATGGTTGATAACATATTACAAAAAATAGAAAATATGTATGGAAATTACAGGCCAGCATATAAAGTGGCAGTACGCAATTTTTTAGAGAAAATCCCGCAAGAAAAATATGAAACTATGATGCAAAATTTACTGTTGAGATATAAATCTGAATATAATCAGCCGCCATCAATACCAACGCTAATGGAGATGGCAGGAATGACACTGGATAATGAAGCTGAAAAGGAATGGATAACATTAAGAAATGTGAGCGCTATGGTAAGTGTTCTGATAATTAATCCCAGGACACAAGCAGTTGTCGAAAGTTATGGTGGGTGGTATAATTTTTGTCAGCAACGGGAAGAAAATGAATACACGCACAAGGATTTTATCGAACGATATAAAACTGTTACGCCTGCCGAAAAGCCGAAAGTGTTGAGGGGCTATGCTGACTATTTCTGGAATAGAGATATTGATTATAGCAAAGTAAAAATAATTGGAGATTATCAGAAAGGGACAATATTGCTATGTCAAATAGAAAAAAAAGAGATTGACAAAAAGCAAAATGAGATTGAAAAGTTAGTTGCAAAAACAATAAAATATATTGAATAAAGGAGGAACAAAAAATGTACCAAGACACAATTATGTTAGCAGTAAGAGACGGAAAGCCAGAAATATCGCTTGATGGCGATGAATGGGTTGGGGTCAATATCGATATCAATGGATTAAAAGACGATGAGTACTTAATTGAATTCTATATTGATATAATAGGTTATGATCCTGGCCGTGACGCGCCAGCACCAAAAAATGATATTCTGATGGCGATACCGCCTGAACCAGAGGAAGTTGATTATGAAATAGTCGGTGCAATTATCCTTGATAGTGATTTAAATGAAAAGAAAAAACTTGCTCTTTCTGATGCATGCAAGATAATTGGTGTGTACGAAAACACAATATATGATTGTGTGCTTGAATATGCAAAGGAGCAGTACAATGGAAATATATATGATTAAGAAGAACAGTGTGTTTATCCCTGCATATGATAGTGATAGAGAAATGGCTAATAAAATAAATGATGGTGCAATTCTGCATTGCAAGATATACAAATGGCATTCTGTGCAACAGCACAAGGCAGTGTTTGCCCTGGCCAGGACTGTGTTGATGAATATGCCTGAACATTCACGATGGGGTCAGGCGTATAAGAATAACAGGGAAAAAGCAACGTATAATTTTGTGAAAGCAATGGAACTTGAATTAGGATTTTTTGAAGTAATGATGAAATTTGACGGCACTGCATATGTGGTGCCGTCCTCTCTTAAATATGACATGATGGACAGGGAAACATTTAATTTATTATTTCAAGCATATCTGGATAAATGTGCAGAATTATTGGGGTGTGACGCCGAACAATTATTATTACAATCCAAGGAAAATCTATGAAGTGGCAGGATAAAAAACAAGAAATATTAGCAAAAGCAAATTGGCAGTGTGAATATTCAAAGTGTCATGAAAAAGCTATTGAACTGGCACACAGGATAGCAAATACAGAATATAATGCAAAGCGTATACAGAGATATTTAAGAGAGGAGTATGGAAAGTATCATTCTCTTGAATTTGTTAAAAGATATTATTTGAATAATGAATTGAACCTTGCGGCAAGTTGCCGTATACACAATGATTATTTTAATTGTGCGAATACAAAAGAATTTTATAAAATAGTTGATAAAATTGTTGCGAAGGAGGATAAAAAATGTATTACAATACAATAACTGATATAATAAACGATTTAAGACCTGTTAAAAAAAATGTTACAGAGTTTATCACATTGCAATCACATGCGAAAGGGAGGCCGCCACAGGGCAGGGATGCGCATGATATTGTAATGGCGATGTTGGATATTCATTTGGAGCGCATGTCCATCTTGATATATATACTCATGATTGGAGTGCGAAAGTTAATCCTCATGAATTAGGGTTATAGACATGGCAAGAAAAATAATACGGGAAGTTAGCTTATGGGGTGATTATGTGTTTTGTAAAGGGTGTGGTAAGATGCAGCCTAAAGAAGATTTCAAAATAGCTGTACGACGTGGGCGACAAACGTATGAGTCATATTGTCTAAAGTGCAGGGGGGGAAGGAATAAGAAACAAAGGAAAGTATTAATACTTGATGATGATATATCAGATGAAGTTAAGATGAGAAGGAAATATGCACAGGAGCACGGGTTACTTGTGTATCCTGTAACATTCATGATGTGTGGTGATGATGATATAATAATGGATATGAAAAATGGGATGAAGGAGTTATGATAATATTTGGTATGTGAACTAAAATTATGGATAAGAGGTAGATATGACATCAAAAGATATATTAAAATTACTTGCAGATAAACATTCAAATGATGTATTTATCCCAGAATGTAAAGATGGCAGTACATATAATAGGAAGCATTTAAGACTTGATGCATGGGTTATGAATAGAAGCTGGGATAAATTGAAATTTACAGGTTATGAGATAAAAATCTCACGTAGCGATTTTCTTGCTGATGATAAATATCATTCATATATGAAGGTATGCAATGAATTTTATTTCGTAACATTAAAAGGAGTTTGTTCTATTCACGAAATACCTCAAGAAGCTGGGCTGTATGTAATTGCGTCAACAGGCAACAAAATATTAACAAAGAAAAAAGCTGTATATAGGCATATTGATTTCCCAACAAAATTATTTGTTTATATATTAATGTGTAGAACTAAAATAATTAATTGGGATACTTGTATTGATAATATAGAATATTGGGAACAATGGCTGGAGAATAAAAAATACAAGGAAAATTTAGGAAGAAGTGTATCTAAAAAACTGATAGAAAATTATAAAAAAAATGTATGGGAAGTAAAAAGAGAGAATGGTGAACTATATATGAAAATACAAGAATACGATAAACTCAAAGAACTATTAAATGAAATAGGAATAACAGATAAGGATACATTCTATAAAGCAAAGGAAAAAATAATTGCATTGAAAGACAGTGAAATGATATCAATATTAGAATCAACATTAGAAATGTCAAATAGGACTATTGAAAATATATTAAATAATATATACATGCTTAAACAAAATAATTTACAAAAATAG